AAAGGACTCTATTTTTATTTCTTTCGTCCCACTCTGCTGTCATGTTTGAAGCCCATACAGGAATATCAAAATCCTTGCTATCATAAAACTCTGAACTTTTTATTGTCGATGATATCTGGGTCAACCGGTTTGGCAAGTCACGACCCCAATCAATCATATCTTTCGCTTTCTGGTATGAAGATCCTACTCCTACAAGTGAAGCAATAACAGCAAACGGTCCGTCTGAAACCATTAATGAAGCATACAGCTCAGCATCTACGACGGCACTTTCAACATACGCAACATTCTTTTCAATTTTTCTGACAACACTATTGACGGTTTTCATTGCACTCTTTGCAGATTCCATAAATGCTTTTGCATCACTTACCGCCGAAAGATCGTTTCCATTTGATGTCGGTGGTGTCCATAGCTCAGCAAGTGCATCTTCCATTGAATCGTTAGCATCTAAATAAGCATTGTAAACGTCTTGATCAGTAGCAGTTTCATCAACTGAAGCACCGCCCATTTTCTCTATTTCAAAAGTGACCTCAAAGTTTATTACGCCAACCATTCCTTCTGAAGATGTCTTTCGGTATGTGTGAGCGTAGGCTTTCAATATACCAAAATTAGGTAATATCAAGTCACCGATTTCGCCATCTGTTAAAAGCTCAGTAAATTTCTTTGCATCTGTTATAAAATTCTTTCCGTGTATTGTGCAAGGCACTGTGAAAGACTGCGGAAGTCCTCCCATGTCCTGAATGCTTTGTTCATCGCTGTTTGGATATCTTTTAATAACAAGTGATCTACCACCTGTTTCGCTTTCACTTTTACAGCCAAATTTAGCACCTTTGTATTCTGCTCTGAGTAGTTTTAACGATCTTTTTGTCATAGCTGAAATCCTAAATTTCCATTTGGTTTATTGCTTGTTTGTTTCGCTTTTCCATTCTTAACATCTACTTCTATTTTAAGCGTACCGCCAACATCATTTTTAAGGTTTAAGTCAACAGACTTTGAAGTGCTTGCTGTCGAATCTGTTGAAGGTTTTGACTGACCCTGTGGTCCTGCATCAAAATAATCCATTGACTGCGTTCTCATATTTTCCGGAGCTTTTATTTTTGAAATCAACTCCATTGCAGGAAGATCAATTCCAAGCATTGAGAACAGTTTTCTAGCCTTGTCTTCTACCCATTCGATACCCTCTATAAGTTTACCGAAAACAGTCATCACATCGCTCCCAAAAGTGCTAAAATATTCACCCCAAAAATTACCAAGCCACCCGAAAAATTCACCAAACTTTCCTCCAAGCCATTCAAGCCAACCGCCAACAACCTTTAGAACTTCCCACAGCATTTTAAACCCGAATATTATAGCTTTTATCGGCAGGATAATAGGCCATAGCATCGTAGCCATAACGGTTATTATCCCTCTGTATTTATTGTAAAAAGTAACTATCGTATTATAGAGATTCACAAAAAAAGCTTTCACCTCATCCCAGTATTTAACAAGTTTGTAAATAGCAACACCAACAGCAACAACAGCAAGGACAATCCAAGTAATAGGATTAGCTAAAAGTGCAACCGTAGAAGCCCAGACAGAGGCTGTAAAGGCTGTAAAAGAAACTGTTGATAATCCCAAAGCTCCTGTAACTGCAAGAAATCCTGATGTTAAAGCTCCGATTCCTGACATAACCGTTCCCGTAACTAACCCTATCGCTCCAAGTGATGTCAGCATCATTCCGAGAACCATAGTCACTGACAACAATATCGTAGATAAGGTTTTATTATTTTTCATAAAGCTAGATAATTTACCGCCAACTTTTATAACAAGATTCATGAACTTTAACATTACAGGCATAAGCCTTTCGCCTATCGTAATAACAAGGGTCATTAATCTTTGTTTTGCTACTCCGAATTTAAAGGAAGCATCTGCTTTCATCTTTTTAAAAGCCTCTGATGTTGCTCCGCTTGCATTCTTTGTCTGTTCAAGTGCAACTTTGTACGCTTCAGCTCCATTTTTTGCTAACACCATAGCACCGGCACCGGCTTCAACACTTCCAAACATATCCATCATTTTCTTTCCAGTTTTTACAGCTTCTTTGTCGATCATTGAAAGTGCTTCCGCTGTGTTCCCACCTGCCTCTATGAAATCAGGGAAAGACTTTCCTGAGATCTTTTTAAACACTTTGCTTATCGCTGTTGACGACTTTCCAAGTTCAGTGAACATCTGTCTCATTTCGGTAGTTGCGACTCTTGTGGGCGTTCCTGATGCAGTCAAAACAGCTATTGCACTTGTCACGTCCCCAAACTTTACTTTTAAAGCTGAAGCTGTCGGAATAACATTGAATAATGAAGCGGACAATTCTCTGAATGTCGTTTTACCAAGTCTGACGGCCGTAAACATTTCGTCTGATATTTGTGTGACCCCTAACCCTGAACCTTTATAGGCATTCATTACTGACGTCAAACCATCAACAGCAGTTTCAAGACTTGCAACACCGCCTATACTTGCTTTGTTTGCTATTCTTAAAAATTCATCAACAGCTTTTTTCTGTGGTGCTATTCCTGCGGAAACAGCCTGATAAGCTGAAGAAACAACATCATCTGTTGCTGTTCCAAACTCATTTGATATTCCCTTCAATATGCCTGAGAATTCTTTTCTAACAGCACCTAACGTCTTTGTGGGCATTAACGTGGATAATTCTGCGATACCTTTCCCGAACTTCAGAGCCTGATTAGTGGCAAGAGCAAGTGGAGCTGTAATACTCGCCCCTGCCATCATCATATCCTTTCCTGCGTCCTTCATCTTTTTACCGGCACTTTCAAGACTCTTTGACATTATTTTTGCGTTCTTCATAACAGATTTAGACAACTTGTCGTTTGCTTTCTTGATCTTTTCCAATGTAGGACTCATTTTATCCCTTAACTGGTATAAATATGAAGCAGTAAAAGCCATCTATTCCTTCTCCTTCTGAAGTTTTGCAACAACTGAATCTGTCATGCTGTACTCATGGTACGGCATATCACAATAATCATTTATTGTGCCAGATCCTAAAGCTAATACTAATCTTGCACCTTGCTCGATGTAGTCTTCCTTTGACCAATCGAGCTTAAACCGAAAAAACAGTAATACAGGCAAATGATAAAAACCTGATCATTAATGTTCAGATCTCTAAAAAGCGTGTCGGTTAATTTTGTTCCTTTTTCATCTTCAATTTTAGCAAGGCAATTTGTCCTATTTGAACTCCTAGGTCTCGTGAGCAATTCTCTTCCTGCTTTTAATATCTGATCAATGTTTTCTGACATTAAAACAATGTGGCTGATTCCGTCAGCCTCTTTCAAAACCTCTTTGACAACCTCCTCTTCAGATACATTTTCTCTTTTGAAAAAAGGAACCACTTCTTCTCCTACAACATCTTCTTCAACGTCTTTCTTTTTATTGATAACATCATCACCGAAAAAAGCTCTCATTGAAGCTCCGGAACTTTTCTGGATCATTGCCGACAATTTAATACATTCAACTGCCGAATCCTTAACAGGTTCGTGGAGGACAAGCGTTCTAACCTTATCCTCCTTACCTGCGTTTGTGTAATCAATTTCTTCTTCAAGCTTATAGAAAAGCTTTCCTGTTGCCATTTCTGTTCTGATCATTGCACCTACCTCCTAATTATTGAGCACCTTCCATTGGGTCGCCTTGAAATTCAAGTGAAGTTTTGCCGTCACTTCCTACTGCACGTTCGACTGAATTTGCAAGACTCATTCCTGTAAATGTTCTCTTTACAATCTGTGAGCCTATCTTCTCAAGAAAACTTACGCCATTCTCTGCAATAGCCTGTTTAAGCTCTCTGATTTTAGCATCAAGATCATCAGTCGTTGCAACATCAAATTTCACCATACCGATTGCGGTGGTGATATCCTGTCCATGAACTGTTTCAGACTTTCCGGCACCGATTGAAATAGCTTCAACCTTTATTTCTCCCTCTCCTGCATTATAAACAAGAGTGTTAGGGATTATTCCCCAAGTCTCGTTATTTATCCTGACCGCAGGAACTGTCATTCTTTTTTTAGCCATTTTTTTCTCCTAAATTAAAGCTCAAATACCTGAGTAATTGGCAATGTTATTGTTCCTATCTGAGTCACAAGAACTATGCTTGCTGTCATTGTCACAGATCTGTTTGCGGTGTCAATAACAGTCACAAGTGAGTCAGCAACTTTCTGAGTATCCTCACCTGTAGAAACAAGTGCACTCTTTCCAAGGTCAGCATAATATTTCATAAACAGACCTTCAAGAGATTGCTGATTCTGAATATTTCTATCAGGTATAAGGTTCCCTGTTGTCAGTCTGCTCTGTGCAAGATCGTTCTTCATTGAATTGAATATGTACTCTCTACATACTGAGCCTGTATCAATGTAATTAAGATACTTGAAAGTCACATCTGCTGAGCCTTTTGCGTCAGTCTTGTATGGAGTGACAAGCGAGCCGGTTATCATTCCACTTTCAGCATCATTTACATCAATTACAGTAAATCCGATTGTCTGGAGTCCTGTCTTTTCAGTTTCAGTAAACAGTATGTTCGCCTGTGTCAAAGCAACACCTGAAAGAACTGTGTTGAAATAAGGCAAACTTGCAAGCTCCATTCCACCGACCTGATCAAGATTAGTTGCGAATACATAATCTGAAATAGGGGCTTTTGCTGTAAGTCTTAACGCTCTGATTGCCACGAACTCCGCAACTCTCCAGTCAGCAGGTGTCATAATTGCCGAGCCTGACTGTAATACGTTCGCAGTTGGGAAAGTAGTAGGGGCAAGCTTGTTTCCTGCAAATACAATGGCTTTACTGTTCAGATCTGTGAAGTCTGATACAATGTTGCTGTAAGATTCATCATAACCCATAAACGCAACACCATCTTTAATAGCATTTGTTGAGTTAAATCTTGCGTCAATAGCACTTGCAATATATTCCTTTGATCCGTAAAGATGTTTCGGGAATACATACCCTGTATATCTTCTTTCTGGAAGGTCCGCAACGGCATAAGTCGCTGTTCCTGTTCCTCCTGCAAACGCTGTAATTCCAAAAGTAAGACCTGCAACCGCTCCAATCACTTTGATAGAGTAATCGTTTCCAATTATGCCCTCGTCAAGTGCTGTGAATTTCACATCATCTGTGTCAACTTCTGCTGTTACTGGAATATCAGAATACACACTTACAAGAAGTGCATTAACAATAGATGTTGCTACTTCTGCCGGAGTTGCTCCGTTTGCAATACTTACTGAAGCTTTATAGGCTTTATCAACTACCTGAACCTCAATAGTTCCTGCTTCTGTTGCAAGTCCTGTGATCGGAACTTTAACAATTGCCCCAATAGCTCCGTAGCCTTGTTCGATAGCCTGAACATCTGTTCTGACGTATCTGTTTTTGTCCAAAATTTTCTTGATAACTTTTCTGATGGAACTCCTTGCTCCAAAATAAGTATCAAGCTGTGTTTCTGTCAACGTCTGCACGTTTTCTACAATGCTTCCTTTCACCGGACTGTCATCAGCTACAGAACCAACGGCAAGAATGGATCTTCCTGCAATGGCTGAAATAGCTTTACCTGATAGTGTCGCATTAATTGTCGGATTTCCCATCTCTTACCTCCTGTTTTTGCGAGTTCCCTTGACGGGTTTTTTATCGCTTGTTTTCTCAACTGGTATTTTCTCAAAAACCTTTGTCTCAATCTTATCAGCCTTGACTCTTTTAACTGGCGTGATGGAGACTATCCCTTTTTCCTCAAATCTAGCTTTCCAGAAGGGGTCTAACGGTACGCCGTCTGAACCTGTGGCAAGCTGAACTTTTCTTCCTTTCAAGTATCCGTTAATTCCTGACACTCTTGTTTCAAACCATTTACTTTTCATCATGACAATATCCTCATACTATTTCTGAGTTTGCTATTACTTTAGTGGTATCTGTACCACCAACAGCAAGGTTAATTATCGCTTCTCTAAGTGCAACCGTTTCAATTGAATTAGATTCCGCTGTTTCTCTGAATGTTATGTCAAAGACAGTCTGGAAACTATACATTCTTGCATAAACAGCCGTATTATAAACGAACACATTACTTCCATTATAAACTGTCTTGTAAACTCTGTCTGAATTTTCTTGAACAGGTCTTATTCCTACTATGGATTTTATTAGTGCATTTCTTATTTCACCACAAGCTTTCTCAACTTCATCAACCGCTCCAACAGAGGTCGTTGCAAGTAAAACAAGCACATCAAAGTTGATCATTATGGATTGTCTTGATTCGTCACCTACGCTAAACTGTGCAACTGCATCTGAATTACTTTGCTGATCTTTAGAAACCTTTTCATCTGGAAACATAACAAAAGCCCAAGACTTCTTTGCGGAATTATCATCTGTGTATATTTGAACCGCTCTTTCAGGATCTCCTGCTCCGCCTACTCTCACACCTTTTATTACTTTTGCATTTCTGCATGAGTCAGCACTTGCAACTGGAAGGTTCGGATAATCTTCTGGAATTTCGTATTCAAACCATAAAGTATCAACAGCAGACACGGTCATTAATCCGTTTGCTCCCATACTTAGAGCTTCCCACACATAACCAAAAGATGTCGGTTCTGTTTCAGACGGTGCAGTTATGTCGATTGTCTTATCACTTCTAACATCAATAATATCAAACTCACCATTCCAATCTGTGTCATCATTGCCGGCAATCTCTATTTGGTTCGCTGTTCCGTCTATATCTGCATCTGGGGTATAAGTGAAGTCATGATTGTTTTTAAACGTTACTGTGGCTGTGGTGTCGTCTATTGCTATACTTTCGATGTCGTTTTTGATTTCAGTATCAATTACCTTGATCGTATCAGCTACAGAGAGTCCATGAGCTGTTGCGGTGTTAACTCTGATTGTTCTTGCATCTATTACAGAGCAACTTGATATTACAGCACTGAGATATTCAGTAAACTCTTCCGTGAAGTTTGGGAGTCCGTTTATCAAATATGTCATTACTTTTTTAATATTCACTTTCTTAATTCCTCGTCAACACTTAATTGTAACATCAGTAAAACCGTGTTGAATGTCTGGATTACTGCGGTTGAAACATGAGGTCTACCCATTTTTTCTTCAAGAAGTTTTCCGTATGAAACCGTGTCGCCAACCTGCATAAGATCATATCTCCACACTTTATACTGAACACCTTTTCTGAGTCTTCCGCTCTGGTCTGCAGGTGCTTCTCCTGGAGCTGACGACCTATTAGTCAAGCTAGGATATTTAAATCCTGTTTTCGGAGGGTTCTTTATAAGCTGTCTGATTCTATCTCTCACGAGTATTCCTGCCCTTCTGTAGCCTTTGATACAGCCTTTCCTAAAATTGTCAGGTGCGTCTCTTAGGCTGTCGTCAACCTCTCTTGATGATACACTGACACTAAGAACACTCATACTTTTGCCTCTGCTTCTGCTTTACT